ATCAATAGTATTAATAAACTAGAACACATCTATCCATTCTTAGTACTGCTGTGATTGTTGCCAAAGCATCTGATTTATAATCTAAAGCGTTAAAGTTAACATCAGATAAGAATGTTCCATAAAGAATCCATTTTTCAACTACCACACCCGTTGGGTCTAACATTTCTAAATCAATATCTTTTTTATAACCCGCAGCATATCCCATACGACCCGTTACTGATTCAGCGTGTAAACGAACCCACTCCATAAGAGCTTGAGCCGCTGACGGTCCAATTGGGTCTCTAAACGTTACGTTAATTGTTTGCCATTTAAAAATACCCGCAACATATGTTTCAGTATTTAAAAAAGGAATTGGAATTGGGTTAATTGTTATATGTGGTCTTGATGAAGATTCTACGAACCATTCGTTGATACCCAAACTTGATGGAAACCTTAGGATAAAACGATTTTGACGTTTTGGTTCGTAAGGTATCGGCATTTTCATTAATAAATCAGCCATGTTATTTTAATTTTTGTTTTTTATTAGTTGTTTATATCTATAAATATAGTCTTGTTAAAAATATTTCTATTTACTTTTGTTTTTGAGAAATTATTCTTTATTTATATTCTTTTTTAGCTCCTCCAGCAGTAGAATATGTCTTAACTATATTATCTGGTTTATTTTTAAAGTGTTTATTAATTACTTCTACATTCTTAATATCATCATCTGAAAATCCAATACTAGGTTGTTCTGGTATAAAATTGTTAGATATATCATTTTTAACAAATGCTCTTTTATTAAGTATACCAGCAATTCCTTTTATATAAGAGACAAATTCCTCCATTGCAACAACTTTTAATTCTTCAGGGTTTGCAGCACTTCCTTCACCAAAAGTAACAGGGTGGAACTTACAAAGTTCTAAATATGATTTAATTAATTCATCATCACTCATATCTTCTTCACCAACAAACGTCCTATATTTTTTTAAATTTTTAATTAATAGGTCTTTATCTATACCATTAAAACCGTCTATAATATAGTTATAAACTGCTTGTTTTAAAGTGTTTGGATTGTGTCCTCTTGCGGTGATTATGGAAAAAATTGACCCGTTATTAATTGCCTCTCTAAAATCATCAAATGCGGGACCTAATCTAGCCCTCATCGCATCAATTAAAAAATCTTTATCACCTTCAGTTCTAAAATTTCTAAATGGTGAATCCGCAAATCCTACTATAATTTCACCTTTATATTTAAATGGATTTTTACCAACATCGTGTCTATATTCCGCAAAATCATCCGTACTCATTGGAACTTCGTCTCCCTCCTCATTTTTTAATATTATCTTTGTTGGCATATGAACAATGTTGTCATCCCAATCAAATGCATAATATTTCATATCTGGAGTTCCCTCTTCCTTGAAACCTTCTTTAAGTTGTACTTTCATATTTGGCTATTAAGGATATCACAAATTGTGATATCCTTATTTTTTTTAGATATTTTCAAACGAAGCTCCTGTTGGAGTTATGAAGAACTCAATATCTATGAATTCTAAAGCCTTCGTAGGTTTTAAGTAGATTTTACCTACTAATCTATTTGCATCTAAATCTTCAGGTGAAGATGATACTGTTACACGGAAATCGTATAAACCTCTATCTCTTCTGATTGAATCTAAGATTGGATTAACACTATCTAAGAATTGTTGTCTAACAACTTGGTCGTTTTGTTCAAACAATAATCTTACAGCTACCGCTGAAATTAATTTACGAGCTTGTAATAATAATCTTCTAACATTTAATCTGTTTAACGCTGAATCAGCAACTTGTAAGGTTTTGTTACCCCAAATTACAGTTCCAACATCAGAGAAAGTTGCAATAGGGTTAATTCTACCTTGATACAATGTATCTCTATCTGTTTGTGTTAGTTTTTGTCTAGCTTTGATTGAGTTTACAAGACCTCTTGTATAACCCGCAGATGCGAACCAAGGGAATGCAATATTATCAGTCAATGCTAAGTTTCTACAAACTTCACCTGTTGGTGGTAAATAGATTTGTGTGTTATTAACAGTATCTCTTGTTAAAATCCAAGGATAGTATGTTGCAGTATAGTTAGAGTCAATTCCAGTATTATCTAAGTTATCAACCGCTTCTTGTGAATAGATGATATCTTGAGGATTTGTAGAATCAGGTGTATACATATTATAATCAGGAGTTGTTGCAATATAAACTGAATCAGCTCTTGAGTATTGTATCATATCTATTGCTTCTTCTACAAGGTTTGAGTTGTTAACATAATCAATCGCTGTTGTTGCAAACACGTTAATGTTTGTTGCTTCAGGGTTTGAGAATGTTAATATACCAAGTAAGTAAGCATAATAATCTGTATTTGCAAAATCTTGAGTGTTATTTTGAACCACAATTCTCTTAAACATACCGTCACCTGTTGCAGTTGGGTATTTTGTAGATGGTGCCGCTCCCGCTAAATAACCTGAAGAACCTAATTGGAATCTATCTTGGTTAGTTCTATATTCTCTATAGATATCCCATCCGTCAAATCCACCAGCAAAACATACTGTGTATTTTCTTGAGTAAATAAAATAATAAGGATTTTCCTGAGTTTGGGGGTCAAATCTAAAATCAGCCACACCACATTCAAATGCGGTTTGACCACTTGTCATTGATGTATTTGCAATTGTAACAACCGTTGCTCCTGAATCCATATGGAAACCTTTACTTAGGTAATTCCATTTAATAGAATCTGTTGCAGTTTCCCATCCAACAATTGGATTTTGTTTTCCTTTATATGTTAAGAATGATTCGTCAATTCCAAATTGAGTTGAGAATCCTAAGTAACTTCTTCTTACAATATCTCCTCCCGATTCAACAGCGTTTGAACCTCCCGCAGTAGTACCAAATGGTGGGTTATAAATAACTTCACCTGGATAATAATATTGTGTTTTGAATTTAGGATATGGTGATGGGTATGCCGCAGCGTCTTCGTATTCTCTTTGAGTGTATCCGTAGAATCCACAAGGGATTGCGTCAATCGGATATTCATTTGCTAATTCAATCATAATGAATTTTGATATTAAAGCAAACTCTCCGTTAGAAGAACCAATCTTTTTAGCCACAAAATTATTAGAACCTGGGTCCATTGTACAATTTGTGAATTTTTCAATTACAACTGGGTTAGCATCTGTATCAAAGAAATTTCTAACTAAAACATCAAATGTCATATTATTAAATGATAAATTAGCAATTGATACTTTGATTTCAGTATTTGCAGCATCACCATCGGAAATTGAAATGAACTTGAATAAGTTATAAACTTTATTACCTCTTAATTCTGAAACTAAGAATGGTGTTTCTGGTGATTGGTATTTTTCCAAATTCCAAGCAATTGATGAAGATGATTGACTTCTAGCTTCAGGTAGTGCAATTAAATCACACGATAATCCACGAATATAACCTTGGTTATATGCATAATTTAAACTTGATTGATAAAATTCTTCAACATAAATTGGAACAGTAAATCTTGACTTACCAAAATTATCAACACCTAATACCTTTGTAATGTATTTTGCGGATGCCGCTAATAATGAAGTTTCAAATGAGAATGTATTATTGTCTTTAGTTACACCCGAAAGTAAGAAATTAGCATATGGTGATTTTGTAATACCCGAATATTGTTCAGTACAAATTAATTGTAAATCAGTAAGTCCACTTACTTCGTAAACAGGTCCATGATTATTACCTGAAGTATTTTCATAAAGAGAAATACCTCTTGAACGTATTGTTCCAACAACCATATTATTAAAGTCGGTGTATGCTGTTCCTGAGAAAATATAAGAATTACCCGATACAGTACCTGTGTAACTATTTGATGCTCCTGAAGTTAGTGATGTTACAACGTAATCAAAAGAATAACCCGAATAATTATTATTCGTGTAATTTTCAAAGTTAGCATAATACCAAGAGTCATTACTACCTGCTGTTAAATCATTATATGCCAAATCATTTGAATCACAAAGATAAACATTTTGAACATTAGTATATGTTGATACTAAATTTGTATAATCATCACTAGGTATTCCACCATATATTACAGCAGTAGTTGCCGATAATGATGGTGTATCCATAATAGTATCTAAATAATAATTAAAATCATCAGACAATGTTGATGTTGAACCATCAGATAATCTATATTGAACATTTAAGTTTGCTTGAACTACTGCAGGTAAACTTGATGTAAAAGTTACAGTATTTCCTGAAGAATTTCCTGTGAAAGTTGCAGACCAAGGTGTTCCTGTTGATGGGTTAGTTCCGATAGTTGTTGGGTCAACATTTGCAGTTACCCTAAGACTCCAAGAAGGACCCGCGTCATAGCCAGATAAACCAAGTACTCTAGTAACAAACAATTGGTTTGATTGTTGTAAATATGATTTAGCAATATATGCCGCCTCATATTTAGGAATCTGAGTATTATAAAACTTAACGGGTTCTGTTCCCCCGAAATAAGCTTGAAACTCATTGTAGTTTGTTATGAAAACTGGTTCAAATGCTGGACCTTTTATTGTTTCTCCAACCAGTCCTAAAGTAGTTACTCCCACGCTTTGGGCTACGAATGATAGGTCGGTTTCAGATGTGTAAACGCCTGGTGATACGAATACTTTTTGATTTGCTTGTGCTGTTGCCATTATTAAATTATTCTGTTACAGATTTATTTTATAGATAAATATTCAGCATTATATGAAAAAACTTTACTTTTCAATAAGTATTTATAAAGAGTAGGAATAAATTCTACCTTTTTTCATACTATGAAAACCAAGAAAGAAATAAAGAATATTAAAATATCACCTGAATCACACGATATCTTAAAAAGATACTGTGATAAGAGGGGAATGAAAATTTATAAATTTTTAGAAAATTTAATATCAGAAAAGTGTAAAGAGAAGAAAGATATTTACGGAGAAGATTAAACTAACTTATTTTCGTACAATATGTTAGCCTCTTTTGTATTATCTTCTTTGGTTGCTTCAATCCTTAAAATATCATTTGTTGTGATTTGAATTGTTTGAATATCACTACCATAAAAATCACCATTAATATAAACATCAAAGGTGTCTATATTATTTGACGATACTAAATTCATATTCGCAGTAAAATCAATTCTTTCACTTAACGCAGTATTACCTGTAATAAATAAAAAATTCATTTCAAACTCATCAGGATTTTCAGGATATTTTTTTCTTTTTTGTTTTCTTGTTGTTGTATCTATTTCAAATAGTTGAGTAACTCTTGCAATTGCGGGTTTAACCTCAAACTCTTCTTCATCAATTAAATAACCTAACATAGTGAAATCATAATTCTGAATATAATATTTTCTTGAATCAATTGTTAGTTGAGATTCATCTGAAACATTATTTAATATGATTGGAACATATTGACCTTTAATAAAGGTGTATGCTTGTCTTGAAGAGAACTTTTGCATAATCACTTTATTTAATTGGTTAAGTTCTCTCATTCTATTACAAATAATTTTTACACTATAGTTGATGTCAACTGGCACGGGTTGTGGTATTGTGTAGATATCCATACCTTGTTCATTACCATTCCAAGTTGGAACTGACGCATAATAAAATTGTTTCCTATTTGGAATGGTATACACCAATGACGGATTTGAACCGTATTTAACTTCTGGGCTTCTAACTACAGTAATAAATGGTGGTGATGGATTATTATCTAAATCCGAGAATAATGCTGTTTCGGTATATTGTGACCAATTTTGTGTTGTAATTATAATATCCAACATTGGTACAATTTTTCCTGCAGAAACAACCTCCAAATCCTCCTTAACAAAATTAAGCATACCTTTATCCAAGTCAGCATGTAATACCGATTTTGGTAAATAAGTCCCATCTTTATTAATGTATTCTAAAAGTTGTTCTCTACGTTCAGATAATACTTTCTTTGGAACTAAAGGTAATGTCGGTTTAACTATATTTCTTGGTAATGGCATAATTTATTTAACTATGAATAATTTATCTTTTGAATTTATCATATCAACCTCTTGAGCATAATAAACAGGCTCTTCACTATCTTTAAATACAAATGAATTATGTTTATAAGGATTATATGTTACAACTTTATCCGAACTTGGTATTGGTATATTATCACAAGGATAATCACAATAATCTAATAATGTCCCAATAACAAACGCGTGAACATTTTTACTTTTTTCTTTTTTAACCCTTTCCTGTCCCCCACGTCTAACTCTAAATTCAACATCACCTAACTTAACATAATCAGCATGAATGATTACTTTATTTTGATAAGTAACTGAAAAGGTATGTTTGTGTAAGTTATAATACACCATAACTTTTTTACCTAAAAATAAATTATTAAATTGCGACTCTGTTATAATAACTTTCATTATAATCCTCTAAATTCGTTTTCGCTAACAAATGTTGCCGTTATGGTACGATAAAAAGATTTATATCCTCCGTATGTATGTTTGTTGTCCGAAACAACAAGACCATCATCACTTACAACATAATACCTTACTCTATCTTCCGTTTCATAATACCCAAAATAATCACCCATAAAAATATTAACCCCCATATCATCAAGTGTTTTTTGATAGATAGAAAACTTCATATTACCTGGTTCTAGTTGTTCAACTTTTGAATTACCAAGAAATTTATTTTGTGGTGCCATAACTTGAACTAACCCATTTA